CTCTCGGTCACTGCTCAGATCAGGGCTGCTTACCGTGAGGACTGCAGGCGCCAGGGCAAAGATCGGGTTGGGAGCAGAGTAACGGGAGTGGCGAGGTAGAGCGATGTGTGGAATACTGAAAAATGCAAAACACGAAATGTTCTGCCAAGAATACCTGCGTGATCTAAACGGAACTCAGGCTGCTATCCGTGCTGGATATAGTGCCAAAACTGCGAATGAGCAAGCTTCACAACTCTTAGCTAACCTTAGTGTCCATGCGCGCGTCGAAGAATTGAAGGCAATTCGGATGATTCGCACGGAGGTTGACCAAGATTTCGTCGTCACGAGCCTCATTGAAATAGCTCAGCGATGTATGCAGAAACGACCTGTTATGGTTTTTGACCGAGTTGAACGCGAGATGGTTCAGGCAACCGAAGAAGTTGAGGATGAAGAAACCGGTAAACTAGTTGAAGCCGACGTGTGGCAGTTTGATGCTAAGGGCGCGAACCAAGCACTTGAATTGCTCGGCAAACACTGTGGAATGTTTAATAAATTAGAACTCACTGGCAAGGACGGTGTTCCATTATTCAAGGATTTGGCTGCTGCGTTAGTAGGGTTAGATGACAAATGCACAGGAACTTCAGAAGACAGCACAGAGCCTTCTTGACCTTCAGCATGACAGCCTGACATTCGTGCGCCGAATGTTCGGAATCGAGCCGGATGCATGGCAGGTTGAAGCCTTACAAGCACTAGACAGAGGCGAGAATGTAGTTATACGCTCAGGACACGGGCCGGGTAAGACCACACTGCTGGCATGGATGACCATGCAGACGTTGGCTTGCTTTCCCTACTCAAAGATACCTTGCACAGCGCCGACACAGCATCAGTTGTCAGACCTCTTGTGGGCTGAGATAAGCCGATGGTTGCGTCGGTCAAAGTTACGCGGTTATCTTAACTGGACGGCCACAAAGCTCGGTGTAACCGGTTATGAAGAAGCCTGGTTCGCAGTAGCAAGGGCATGTTCAGACGCGAACAACTTAGCAGGGTTTCACGCTCCAAAGCTCAGATACATTGTTGACGAAGCGGCAGGTGTGCCGGAAAATATCTTTGAGGTTATCGACGGCGCACTGACGACACCCGGCTCACAGGTCATAATGGCAGGCAACCCGACTGCGTTGTCAGGCACGTTTTATAACGCTTTCCATGCCAACCGGAGTAATTATCATCTTATTCATATATCGAGTTTAGACTCACCGAGAGTCGATCCTGCTTATGGCCCGACAATGGCTGCTAAGTGGGGCGAGGACTCGGATATTTACCGAGTCCGTGTGCTTGGTGAGTTCCCTAGAGCTGAGTCTGATAGCTTTATATCGCTTGATCTTGTTGAACGTGCGGTTGAGCGATGGTATAACGGCGGACATGATGAAGGGGTTTGCGAACTCGGCTGTGATGTAGCCCGGTTCGGTGATGATAAGACTGTTTTCTGTGTCCGTAAAGGCGGTAGAGTCGTTCATCTGGAATCACATAACGGATGGTCAACCACAAAGACGGCAGGACGTTGCGTACAACTCATTAAAGAGTTCGGCTGCACGGCGGCGAAGATTGATGATACCGGCGTCGGCGGCGGGGTTACTGACAATCTACGGGAATCCTCCGATATGGGGGATATATCGAACTGTCAGATCGTAGCAATGAACTTCGGCGGTGAGGGCAACAATGACTACCACAATGCTGTTAGCATCTGGTATGGAATCCTGAAGGATATGCTGAAGGCTAATGAGCTTGCATTGCCGGATGACGAGACGCTTATAGCACAGTTGACTACCCGGAAGTTCTCTCTTACTAACAAGGGTCGTATTATGATTGAGCGTAAAGAAGATATGAAGAAGCGCGGCTTGCAATCGCCTGATAGCGCGGAGGCGGTTGCGTTGGCATTTGCACAAAAGACAATGGCTCCTTCGATAATCAATCTTGATTCCTTACCAGCACTTGAGAGCGAACTAGATAAATACGACCCAATGGAAAACGATGAGGCTTGGAATTGAATAATATACAAACCTGGATTGCTAAAAAGCTCGCGCCATATTTGAAGCCTATCATAAGCCGGTATGATATATTCTCATCGCTTGGCAAGCCTCGCAGCGCAGACTATGTGTCACTTGTTGATCGGAACAGGTCGTGGGTCTATAAATGCGCTGGTATCAACGCACAGGCGGTCGCTGCAGTTCCTCTCAGACTTTACGTGCGCGGCGCAACGAAGCGATTCCCTACTCGGACACTTGAGCGTAAGCAGAAAAGCTACATAGCCGGGATAACTCGCAAATCCGCTGACGATGTAGAAGAACTGACCGAACATCCGCTGCTTGAACTGCTTGACCACGCCAACTCGCAAATGACAGGCATTGAGCTGGTAGAACTGACGGCACTCTACGAGGAGTTGACCGGCAACGCTTATTGGTATCTCGTGGACTCGCCGCTCGGTGTGCCGTCCGAAGTATGGCCGCTGATGAGCCAATACGTCAAGATCGTGCCAGACCCAGAGAAATTCATAGCTGGATATATCTATGGTAAGACAAGCATCGATCAGGTAGGTTTCAAGCCGGAAGAAGTTATCCATTTCAGCTACCCGAATCCTGCTGATCTATTCTATGGCATGGGGCCGCTTGAAGCTGCTCTGCTTGCTGTAGACAGGTCTACGTCGATGGCGGAGTATGAACAGGCGCTCTTTGACAATAACTCACGCCCTGACTTCGCTATCAAGGTAGCCGAGGGCACGACCGAGGCCGAACGCAAGCGACTTTATGCAGAATGGAAAGAACGCTTTGAAGGCCGCAAGAAATCAGGCAAGCCGGTCATTCTGCAGGGCGAGATGGATATACAGACCATCGGCTACTCGCCGCGTGATTCGACGCTTCTACTACTTGCTAAGTTCAGTCGTGAGGAAATCGCCAATATCTTCGGCATACCCATGACCATGCTTGAGATAAGCGCGGCACGAGCGGAAGCCGAAAGCCAGATGTGGGCTTATTGCGAGTTTACGCTAAAGCCACGCTTGCGGCGATTAGAGCAGAAGTTGACCGAGGCGCTTGCTTCGCGTTATGACCCGCGTTTGTTCTTGGCCTTTGACGATCCGACGCCTGCGAATGTAGAATTGAGATTGAAGGAAGTAGAGACGCATTTGCGAACTGGCTATTCGTGCATCAATGAGGAGCGGTCTATCGACGGACAGGATGACGTGGAGTGGGGTGCGATTCCTTTGCTTCCGGGTGGCATTGCGCCGTTGGGATCTGAAAAGCCAGGAGAAGAAGTGCCCTTGAAGCCTGGAGAGAACCCGGATGCACCGAAAGGATTGAAGCATCTGGCTACCTGCACATGTGCGACCTGCAAAGGCGAGGGTGTCCTGCTTCCTATGACGCATGATGAGGCGAAGTTGGCAGGATCGGTCAAAGCGGTATTCGATAAGCAGTATAACGAGGTTTTGAAGAAGATTGAGGAGATGGGATAATGCATGTTACACGATACAATATAATTGAGGATAGAATTGATTCATTGGACGGCGGAGCAGCAGGAATGGGATCATTTAATTATGACACCAATGTTCTGACTGTTCAGAGGGATGTGGAATCAATCACTGAATCACCACTTTGCATACTTGCTTGGGATGGTAAGCGTGAGAGACGCATGTTAGGAACTCTGGTCATCGAGCCATCAGGCAAGCCTGCCAAGAAGCGACCGAGCAAAGTAAAATGAGCGTCGAACAACTGCTTCCCAATCCTGCCGACTGGGATAAGATACTTTCCAGCATAAGCAAGGATGCACTCGCCATCTTCTTCATTGAGGGCATCGAGGGCGCGAAGCAGGAACTCTATCAGTTGCTTATTGCCGAGGGGATATTGCCGGAAGGCGAAGTCATAACGATTGCCGGATCATTCGATGTTCATAATCCGCGTGTCGAACAGTGGCTCAAGGATTACAGCTTCAAGTTTGCCCAAAAGGTCAACCAGACAACGGCGGATAACCTGCGAACTACTTTGACGGAAGGTTTGAACGCAGGTGAAGGCATTGCCGATCTGAAGAAAAGAGTCAAAGAGGTATTCGGACCGGAAACCCGCAGTTACCGTGCTGAGATGATAGCGCGGACGGAGGCACACCGAGCGAACCTACACGGACGACAAGAGTTGTGGAAAGAAGCGAACCGTGACATGATCCTTGCCGGTGAGCAGTCGATCTATGTAGGACGTGTATGGCGTGCCAGTGCGGATGCTTGCGAATATTGCGTTGCACTTGATGGTAAGCAGGTCGGCATTGATGAGCCGTTCTTCAGGCAGGGCGACGTTTACGAACTTGATGGCGTCGGGCGCATGAAGCTGGATTATGAAGATATATCGGTATCACAGTTACACCCGAATTGCCGATGCTCGTGCCTTCCGGTGATAAACCCGACGTTTTTAAGTCGATGAATGGAGTTGATTATATGTTCTGGATAAATGCCTTCTTTTTTATCATGGGTATGCTTATTGGTATGGCCGTTTTACTTTGGGGTTGTTCTAGGGGGGCGGCAAAGTTAGATCGCAAAGATGATGCGAGACCGCACTCCTGCCCTGCGGTCTCTTCTTCATTGTCTGACATTGTCCATGACGCAATCGAATCAAGGAGTCAAATCCATGAAAGATAAACTGCCGCTCTTGAAGCTACTGCCGAACCTGCCGATTGAGATGCAGGAGATGATAGCAGAACTGAACCTGCCGGATGATACTCCAGCATTGCGCAAATCGTTTGCCAAAGCGCCGGAGGAACTTGACGAGGGTTCACGCTCGGTTATTAGTTACGTCAGCACACGCGATGTTGACCGAGACAAGGAAATATTGGTTCCTAGCGGCTGCATTCTGACCGACTTCCTGCTTGCACCGCAGGTGCTGTGGGGACACGATTATTCTGAGCCGCCTATCGGTAGTGACGAATGGATTAAAGCTGACGCATACGGCATAAAGGCTAAGACACGCTATGCCACTACGGATAGAGCCGAGGAGATATGGACATTGAAACGTGAAGGTCACTTGCGAACATCAAGTGTCGGGTTTATTCCGATTGAGTTTGTAGAGAAGGGCGGCCCCGGTTGGGCGGATACTGTCAAGGCGCTCGGAGAGAAGTGGTCAGTCACGGCAAAGCACTTCGCCGAGGTCTGTCGTATTTATACGAAGTGGCTTTTGCTTGAGCATTCCGACGTGAGTGTGCCGTCGAATCCACACGCATTGACGCTATCGGTTGCTAAGGGCTTGAATCTTAGTGAACGAACAATCAAAGAACTCGGTATAAAGCCGGAGGTTCCTGTCATATTGAATCCAAAGCCGGAAGTGCGGGTGCTGTCAATGCCGCGCATTATACCGGTCATAAGAACGATAACACCGCCTCTTGATGTTGAATCGCTTTTACGCGAAGAAATCGAGAAGGCGAGAGGAAGACTATAACTAGCCAAGCAATGGCGTAGAGTTCCGCAGTAACCGAAGGTAAATCAAGATGCAAGGGTCGAGAAATCTCTCGATCCTTATTTTTGTACCATTCTTGAAGCCGAATCGGTTGAGTCAGATCAGCGACACGCTTGGCAATCTCAGGCACAACGGAGGTTGCCAAACATGAAACTAAAAATACGATTATTGAAAGCATGGGAGTGCGAGGGTACGAATTATGACATCGGCGCACTTCTTGAGATTGATGAGGTGACAGGTAAGTCACTCATCGAGGATAAGACTGCCGAGTCTTACGATCCCGAAGCCGAGGAAGCGGCAAGGATTAAGGCCGAAACAGAGCAGAAGGCCGAAACTGCGCGGATACAGGAACTTGTTCGCAAGGAACTGGACGCAGCTAGGAAGGGGCTACCTGTCAGCAGGCCTCAGGTCATTGTCGGGCGTGATCGCAGTGATGACGATCCTACATTTGGGTTCAAATCATTCGGCGAGTTCGCAGTTGCGGTCAAATCCGCTGCTGGAGAAGGCCGCCGGATTGATGCACGGCTAGAGAAGTCCACAGGCTTGGAGGAATCAACTCCTGCGCTTGGCGGGTTCTTAGTGCCGCCGGAGTATCGCAACGAACTGATGCAGCGCACGTATGACGCCTCGATGGTCGCAGGTCGTTGTCGCAATATCCCGGTCAGCACTGAAATCCTGCGAATCCCTGCCCTGAACGAAACAGGGCGAACCGACGGATTGCGCGGCGGCGGCGTGCTGGCTTACTGGGCGGATGAGGGCGGAGTAAAGACTCCGAGCAAGCCGGAATTCCGACAGATCGAGATTCGCATGAAGAAACTTATCGGGCTTTGCTATACCACAGACGAACTCTTGCAGGACAGCATCATCTCGCTCGATGCACTGCTCGGCACACTGTTCGCCAATGAGTTCGCTTACCAGATTGATGATTCGGTCATCAACGGAAACGGCGTCGGTAAACCACTTGGCGTCATTCCTGCCGCTGCAACTGTAATAGTTGCAAAGGAAGTAGGACAGCCCGCCGCAACGCTCGTGACCGCTAATGTGGTCAATATGTGGTCGCGCATGTGGGGTCGATCCCGACAAAACGCGGCATGGTTTATCAACCAGGACATTGAGCCGCAGTTGCTCACCATGACTCTTGCAGTCGGCACGGGCGGACTTCCGGTCTACATGCCAGCCAACGGACTCTCAGGATCGCCTTACGGCACATTGTTCGGTAGGCCGGTTATCCCGATTGAGCAGTGCCAAACCCTCGGCACGGTCGGTGATATTATCCTTGCCGACATGAGTCAGTATATCTTGGCTCCACACAGCAGCGGTATTCAGGCTGCTACGTCGATCCATGTCAAATTCGTCTATGACGAGACGGCTTTCCGCTTCGTTGTCAGACTTGACGGTCAACCTTGGTGGAACTCTCCACTGACACCCGCACACGGCGGGGCAACCAAGACTGTTTCACCGTTTGTCGTATTGGCGACAAGAGCCTAAGGAGGAAATGATGGATAGATTAGTACCACAAGAAGGAAAGATCGTTGAGGCGATCACTCCGCAGGCTGGAGCCGCTATCACCGGCGATTTTGTGAGCCTCAAGAATTATGACAAATGTCTGATTCTGGTTCATATAAACCACGCCGCCGCAAACGCTGTGACAATTACAGTAGACGGCGCAACGGATGTGGCGGCAGGCGGACTGTCGGCAGGAATCACCTTCACCGATTGGTGGATAAACGAGGACTGCGCGGCAAGCGACACTCTCGTGAAGGGCGCGGCGGCGGCGGCTAGTATCGTCGGCGGCGCCGCATTGACGCATCACATGTATGCTATCGAGATTGATGGTAGCGAGCTGAATGCGCTTGGATTGGACTGCATCAGAGTAGTTACAAGCGCTTCGGCTGCAGCCAATATCACGAGTGCGATGTATATCTTGCATGGCGCTCGCTATCAGCAGTCTACACCGCCTTCAGCGATAGTAGACTAGACAACGCAGAGTAAGTAGAACATTGAAGGGAGAGGTTATTACGGCCTCTCCCTTTCTTTATAGACAAGGAGGATATTATGGCTACAAAAGCTAGGTGGGGACCGGGACCGGATAAGCATGGTATGGGTTTCCAGGAATTCTTTGACGATACCTACCCGCAGGAAACGGCTTTCGTTCCTGCACCATGCATGTTGTATGACGATTTCCTGCAGCCGAGTCTGGTAGTGCCGCTGTTCGGCGCTCTCGAATCCGGCGCGGATTGGGCGAAGCAGATCGTAGGAACGGCTACAACGGTCGGGGTTACTGGTCAACCGGGCGGAATGATGTCGGTTAATCTACCAGCGGCTGCGGCTGCTCAGTGTGCAACGTTGGATAAAGGGAACGAACTCAACTTTGTTCTGAACCAGGGGCTTGTATTCGAGGCGAAGATTTGTCTGCATACGCTCCCGACTATCGGCGCTATCGCCTGCGTCGGATTATGCAGCGCTCACAACAATGCACCGGATACGGTCGCTGAATCGATCTGGTTCCGTTGGGACTTCGCCACTGGTGGACTCATCACTGTGGAAAACGACGATACGCTTGCTGGACACGAGACAAGCAAAGTCACGACCGGACGGACTCTGATTGCTGATGAGTTCGTGGTGCTGAAAATCGACTGCGAAGAAATAGATAACATCAAGTTCTTCATTGACGGTATCCGCGTCGCTGCGGGCACGGTATTCAATATGAACACAGTTGCGGCATTGCAGCTTCAGCCGGTCGTTAGGATAAGCGCGGCTGCTGCTGATTCGTCTGCAGGCTCGATTTACGTTGACTATATCAAGGTTTGGCAGCGGAGAGTATAGAGAGGATAAACCATGCAACACGGAAGACGAGCGGAAAGGGTGGCAGGTGCATTACGTTGTTTGAATGGTGTCAATCACCTGCCACCCATCGCTTTAGGGAATACTACCAATGCGGTACTTCAGGCGGCATTAGTCACAGCTAATGCCAATCAGAATGACTATTATCTCTGGTATCGG